GAATAATACCCCTTTGTAGATGCCATCGAACTTCTGCATCCTCAGATTGAGGTCGCCGTTATCGTCTACCCATGCATTCGAGCGATCTACTCTTGGTCCCTGACACCAAACCCATGATATGCCCTTCCAGAGTAGTCGGTCATTGACTATGTACGTTACCATGATAGCCTCACTCTTCTATCAGTTCAACCTCGCCCTCGAAATCAATACCTACAGTCTGATTCAAGTCTTTAATCAACGTCCTCAATATATTCTTGTCTTCCAGATCATTCGCTCGCTTCTGAGCCTGTACTTTTGCAACTTCAAGTGCCGCATGTTTCTATTTTGACCGCCTTTTTAGGCAGTGTTAACAATTATCTGGATCTTATCTGTATTAGCCATCTGTCCATTATACGTGAAGCTTATCACGCCCGCGCTTATTGTTATCTGTCCTCTGTTTGTGTTTGTAGAATCATAGATGAGCTGGTTTTTTGTGATGTTTCTTATGGAAATTACTTGTTCTTCCGTTATGCTTGCGAACTCCCCTGATAATGTGATTGTGTTCGCGCTCGCATCCAATGTATATAATCCATATGGGATTACTTTTTGATATGCCATATGTGACACCGTTTCGATTTCAATCGCCGTTGGAATTATACTGATACCCGATTCATCATATCCTGAGATGTTAAGCCATGCTGTACCATATCGAGTAATGTTCTCAGATGGGATATTGATTTTCCACATTCCGGCGGTAGAATTCCATGTAATTTCAGGTACAAGAGACTCGTCTTCTGTTTTGTATTCTGAAAATACCACTATTATATTATCAATAAGAGAAGAGAGGGAATAGCCCTCTGAAGCTCCTAAAAGTATCCCCTGTGCCCCCGTTGTATTATTAATGCTACCTAATCGAGTCATTATATACTGGTCAGTGCCGTCTTTGTATATTTTTTGAGCCATGTTCAGAATCTCCCAAAGAGGTAGCTGAAAACCCAATTAAACCATGCTAGAGGATCTTCTGAAAATGCTGGATTCTCAACTGTTATGTAATCAGGCTTCACAATTGAAACATTTCCTTCGGATGTGTGTACTGTGAGATTCACGGAATATGTGCCAGTTTGTCCGTATGTGTGCGCAGGATTCTGTTTTGTAGAGTCTATTACTCCGTCGTTTTCAAAATCCCAATAATAGGCATCTATTCCGTCTGACGAAGTTGTGAACTGAGTTGTGAGGGGGTATGCCCCTGATGTCAGAGAGGCATTGAAATCATGGTATTCTATTGAATGGCATTCTATTGAGAATGTATGTTCTGATTCTGAAAATCCACCATCATAGACCCATTCTATATACCCCGTTTCGTTGCTGGTCGCAGTCCCATAGTTTATATCATCACGTTTTATCTGGATGTCAGTGTTTGCGGGGAAACCACCTATTACGTGTGATGTGGTTATATTGTGACTTTCTGAAGACTCGTTCCACACTTTTTCTGTGACAGACCAAGCTACAACCGATACTGTTACATCTCCAGAACTTGGTATTACAGTTATTGGAAGAATATCTACACTAGAGGGCCTGTCAGTAGTTCTAGTCCATGAAGTAGAACCGTTTGAATATATTTTATACGTTCCGTTCATGGTTATACTTTTTGGATATGGATATACTAATCTTTTTACAGGGAACCCTACAGAAACCTGCCCAGTTGAGTCTGCAGCATTTTCAACTGTATATGCGGATACATCCACACCAGCTAAATATATCTTTGTACCATGTGGTACATAAAATGTTATACCTTCAAGGTCATTAACTGTAGGCACAAAAGTCCTAACAGGACTTGATACGTTATGAATGTCTATTCTACCAGGAGAACCAGCAGTATATGTAAACTGCATATACTCTGAAACTTCTGCATATCTTAATAATTTTGCTGTAGTTGTTACATACAATACTTTATCTTTTCCATTAGTACCATGTGCATAATCTGATAATGTCCTAAGTGCTGCAAGAGTTTGAGGACCAAATATAGGGTCAACTGTTACATTACTTGATCCTGTAGTCCCAAGATGAGTATACATTATGTAATAACCCTCACGCGCAAGAACTTTTTTTATGTTAGCCTCACTAAGCTGAGCAGACAAATCAGCGTCTACATTCTCAGGAGTTCCTGTACTAGATGCTCTTCCTACTGATCGGGGGAATGTATAAATACTATAACCATCATCGAGTGTAGAGGCTGTAAGTGGATTTGGTTGATAAGGTTCTTCTGTAGTGTTTCCTTCCCATAAATATATAACTGGTTGCGACTGACTTGTAATATTCCAATGATAAGCAGTTATATTATTTGGGTCATCTCCCTTAAAATTTGCAGACGTTGTTCCAATGTTAGAAAACATTTCTGCCCCACCATGATCAATCCAATATGACAAGCGTACACCTTCAGAGGTCATTTGTGCAAGTGCATCAGTATACAACGCTCTCTGTGTAGCATTTGTCATATCAATAGATGGATCACCAAAAGTATGCCATCCATCAAAATATCCAGCGTTTATATAATCCATAAATATTTGGCGATTAGTAGAGGGTACAAGACTACCATTAGTGTACTCATAATACTTCAACCCTACATACGGACCCCATAACCAAACATTTTGACCACATTCTAAATTAACACCCTGTCCCAATGCCCCTATGAGCTCATTCGTATTTAAGAAGTCATAAGCATCAAAGAATTCTTGTTCTGACATATCATCGTAGTCACTCGATATCGAATATGCTGCATAATATGGGTATGGAAATTTTCTAAGTGTATCGGGTTGTGTTGGTCTTAAGTAATCATATACTGTAATATTATCTATATAATATGAAGCTGTGTGTGAATCATCTGATAGTATTCTGAGCTCTTGAACACCAAGTGTAACTTCAGAAGCGTAATTATATGTACCTATTACAGCATCATCTTTTGAAAATATTACAGTTTGCGTACTATTATTAAACTCCATAATATAGTGATTCCAAGTTGAACTTTGATATGTAGCTATAGTTCCAGGATTTGTTGCATTTTGAATATTTCCATTTGCAAACCTGAAATGAAACGCTGTTCCGGTTGTAGATTTTCCGTATATATCCAACCTATCATTCGTACCTGGAGTTATATTTAAATCAAACTCAATTTTACCATTTTTTACATATTTTAAAGGGCTTGCCACTTTAAACCCTGCATACGTTGATGATGGACTATCTATACTGCTATCATTAACATATAAAGAATAATTTCCAGTAGATTTAGTAACATCTGTTACATTTGCAACAGCACCTTTATTTGCAAATACTATTTCAATAGGCACGTCACCTGTGACGTAATCACGATCAAATGACCACCGTGTATCTACTATTGCACTCGCAACCGAGCACATGAGCAGTATTCCCAACAGGGAAAGCAATAATATTTTATTAATATCAAAATGTAACAATTTAAATTTCATCATATCGCCCCATAGACTTTTAAGAATTGTGCAAGAGATCCATTGGAAAACACATCAAAAACTTTTGGAATCTGCTACCGCGCTAATTGGTATAATATTTTGAAAACTCATTCTCCCACCTGCTCAACTACTGGAAACCCGCCCCACTCCAGCGCTTGTTCTTTTGTCAGTATGCCCGTTGCAACCCACTCCGTTATCTCCTGGGCGGTCATTTGGGGTAAGCTTAATTCATCGAAAATAATTTCTACTGAATCTTCTGATTTATTTTGCATAACAAGCCGTCTGTTTATGAAATCGTTAACAATATTAGAAAGATTAAGCTGTAAGTTTTCAAGAGCGACCATCCTGCTATTTTCAGAAACATAACCGGCTGCATACGTTGAGCCTTTTGAGTCGCCCATAGATAAGTCGCTCTGCAAAAATCCGAGCTGGATATCTGTCTCTAAGGCTTTTTTGAATTCCATTATATCTAATGAGCCTTTAGCGTCTATCGCTTCCGCTTTGACGATGCCGACGAGATCTTCATTTTGGCTGAGGTTCTTATTGTCTTCCATCCAGGTTTCGATTTCCGTCTGGAAAACATTAAAATCTATAATGTTCTGCTCTAAAAGCTTCTCTAAAATTGGAAAAGAGTAACTGTATCTCCCCATACCGTATTTTTTAACGAACTCCACGTATCCTTGATTTATGACATGGAGATATCTTATAGAAAGTTCAATAGGATCAATTAGGCTCTCACCATAAAGCCCGCATGTTTCCCTTTCTCGGATATCTAACTGAATCGAGTCCCATTCGTCTAAAGCCCCATAGACCACTTCAGAAGCTTTGTAAGTCTGCTCTTTGATTTCCCCTGTGCTTCCCTCATTGACGACAAACTCTTTAATAGGAGGCTGTAAAAGCACTTTAGAGCCTTGTCCGTGTGTCACGCCATCTGGAAGAATCGTGGTATGAGCCATGAGGAGAGGCTGAAGCTTGAGAGTGTCAGGATTATTGCCGTTTAATACCCCGCAAAAAGTCCCATCTCGGAAAAGTGAGCCTGCGACATTTTGGACTTGCCCGATAAAATTAGTCCGTTTAGCCCACTTTCTAAATTCTTCAACTTGTCGCCTGCTCTTGCCATCGAAATCGAGTCCTTTTGTCAGACTGGTTTTAAGTTTTCGCATTCCAATAGAAGCGTATGGGGTACTCTTAACGAGTTGCTGATAGCGGAAAAATCTATTATTAACATCAAAATTAGTGTAATCCCCGAAACTTGCGGGATTCTCCTTTTTTGTCAATACGCCTGCGGCTGCTGCTAATCTGAAAGATTTATTTTTTGCGGGAGCTGCGGCGTTAAGTTCTGCCATAACTTCACTTTTCCTTTATCGCTGCAAAGATCATTACCCCGACTTTCTGAGCGTCAAGAGCTGAGAAAGAGCCGTCCTGATATCTTTTTCCTGCTTCTTCCAGGATCTTAGCGAGTTCATCAGGAGAGATGTTATCAAGAACTTCGAGAAGCTTCCCGGCTTCCTTGAGTCTCGCTTTGCCAGCTTCGAGTTTTGCGGCGGGATAAACGATGAGTCCCTTTGCTTTGAGTGCTCCGTATGCGATAATAATAGAAGAGAGTGCGCCGATTAAGGCGTTTATCCAGGCTGTGAACGTTTGAGGGTCCATGGGGTAATCACCTTCTTTTAGTTGTTAACGGTGTTAACAATAGAAATATGGGGGTTTTTGTATAAAAATGTGTGGTATTTTATGGAAAAAAATGTAAAATTAACGTCTTTTTGTCCGAACAAGCCCAGATAAACTAAAATTCCTATTTAATTTCCTCGAAAGATAACTATGCGCTGCGCTTGCTGCATCCACGTCGTCATCGTGATATTGAGGATCGGGAAAATTAACAAGGGTACTAATAAAATCATAATTCCACGAGCCTCTTACCAAATGAACTAATCCATTCTCGCAAGCGCTTGAGAAAGGTTTTGCCCTGGTTACTTTATCGCCCGTTGAAAGCTCTGCCCGGAAAGAATATCCCGCGAATATCGTTCTCTTGAATCGTTCAGCCTCTCTCTTCCCTGCGCTCCCTGGCTCTTGCTCCATTCCAATTTCTACAGTTTTACCGTCCATTTCTGCGGTCTGCCTCATAGCTTCCTCTGTAGCTGCTGGACTCTTCCTAAATCGCTGAACGTCAAGAATGAAATACTCGCCTTTGTGCTCACCCATGAGTACGCCTACCGTCCAATCGGGATTAGGATTATCTTTATTTGGTTCTGTGGCTGCTGTATCCCACCATCGGACTTTCTTCAAGTCTTGAGGATAACAGGGTAGTTCACTAGCTTCGAGAAACTTGAACCATTCCGACTTAAACATATTCCCGGCACTTGCTCTTATTTTCCAGTTGCCGCCTAGAAGTCTTTCGCGGTCCACTAGAGGGAGAGAAAGAAGCCTACCTCTATATCCTGGGTCTTTGCTTGTGAGTGCTGGATTGTCTTCAAGCTTTGCAGAAATGAAAGTGAATGAAGTGGGATGAAAGTCTTCTGAAGGAATCAGTTCTTTGACCTGCTCCCATAGTTCCGCTTCGGAATTGTCCCAAAATATCTGATCTCCATGCCTGACAAAATAACGGATTACACCGGAGCGTTCAGGAATTGGATAACCTGTGTCTTGATCTATCCACCATGCAATAAACTGAGCTACCCAACTATCCGGGTCCGGATTGCAGGTTGCTCTAACTATCGGCTTAATTCCACAGGTGGACCTATTACGGGAGATCAAATAGAAAACCATACTTTCAGAAAAGTGTGTAACCTCATCGAATCCTAAATAACAAATCTGAGAGCCCTGATATTCTAATTTAGATTTCTCATGCTCCAAATGTGAGAACTTAATAGAATTACCATTTGGAAAAATCCATCTTACATCTGATTCCCTGGCGACTCCCCCAGCGTAAGGATAAAGCTCTTTTGAGGTATCCCAGAGCCCACCCTCATTCATAATCTGAGGGTATGTACGCCTAAAAATAGTAGAAGTAAATCCTTTTACGTGAATATGTTTAAGAGGTTTTAAAAGAAGACTCCACGTCTTCCCCGAACCTGCTGATCCTCCATATATGATAAAATCGGCTGGAGAGCTTAAAAAAAGTTCCTGCGGTCCTGGCTGCGGTCTTATTTCTCGCATGTATCTCTTCCATCTTCAGGAATATAGATTACTACACCGTTAGAGTGCTCCATCTTGCCGTCAAGATTTAATCTGTCCCTTTTTCCAAATTCTTCTGGGTATCTGCGCTCAAGCAGCCAGGCTGATGCTTGCCAAGTTCCTTCACTCGCCGCCTTTGTTATTAATTTTAGATGCAGTTGAACTGCCTTCGCTTTACATGCTTTCACATGTTCGGCGAATTCGTAAAATTGCCCTTTTGTTTCAGTTTCACCCTTTTTTAGCCAGTTATAAAATGTTTGCTCGGTTATACCTGCGGCTTCGGCTGCGAATTTAAGAGGCATACCGAGGGTTATGTTGTTGCCGATTTGTTCTTGGAGTTGGGGGGTTAGTTTTAGTTTTGCCATATATTTTCACAATTGACAGACTGTTATATTATTTTCGTTTAATAGTTTTGCTAATACACCGTAATCTTTTCCACACATAGGAGAATTTTTTAAAAGGAACGCTTTTTTAACATTGAATATTTTTGCAAGCCGTAATATTTCATGCGCTCCTTTTTGATATTGAACAGTGTAATCTTTCCCATCTACGCGCCCTATAACATTTTCACCTACTACATTGCACGGAGGTCTAGGGGTTGGTAGCCCTCCGATAATTTCACCACATAGGGGGAGAATATTATATTTTTCTTTCAATTCTTCTGTTTTCCGCTCTTTGTAAAGCAAATGTCCCATTTTATGAGTTTTCCCGTGATATCTACATGGTACGCCAAACGCACACAATGAAACTATAACATATTCTTTATCTGTTATACTCGCATCTCCTACAGCGCAACGCTGTAAGAAATAAATAGATGTTTATCAAGTAAATTTTACTGTTTTTTCTTTTCTGCAAGCTTTTTTCCATAATTTATTAGATCATCTATCCCTTTCTGATTAGTGAACTGTAATTTACTCCCTATGTGGGTTTCCCATCGCCTAATCACTTCAACGAGTCCAGGGTAATTAACACTTAGCGCGTAAGCCTGTTCTGAACTTTGAGAAGGGCAGCACCAACACGCAGACCGTTTGAACCCCATAGAATAACCCTCCCACACTGGAACGCCGGATTTACTAATTATAGATTCTTCTATTTGATAATCCACATCGAAAGCGGGATGATAAAAAGAATATTTTTGCATACCGTTGCTTTCTGCACCTGATGTTTTTGTTTTCCTTGTTGTCCTTAATGTCTGGTCGCCTCTGCTTCCATCAACAATAACAACGTCTGATGGATCGAATGTTTTATAAAAATCGTCTATTGGTTTATAAATTAGGAGGTTCTGGCATTCGTGATGAATGATATTAAACCATTTCCGTTTTTCTTCAAAATATATCCACGGATCAAAATCTGGTTTGACTATTTTAAGTTCGACTCCTAAATACTGACATACTCTCCATATATGAGCTGTCATACCTGGGAACTCTAGCCCTGTATCGGAAAACACGGCAATAATCCGTTTTTCAGGGAAGTTGTGTTTACACCAGATCAACGCGAATGTTGAATCTTTCCCGCCTGAAAATGTAACAAGGATCGTATTTTTCCCTGAAAATATTTCTTGTGCTTCGTTGTCAGCAGTTAAAGCGGTGTCTTCATCCTCGATGAATGTCACGTTTTTTGTTATTGCACCTTCTCCCGTCTTATACATATTGTCGTGAACTTCCAAATCATGGAAGAGCGAATCAATATCCTCACTCGAAAACCCCACCGCCTCGATATCAAAATCAGGAATACTCAAAGCCCCTTCCAACAACTCCCCTAATAAATCCCGATCTTCTTCTGCTAATTTCGCAAGCTGATTATCAGCAATAACATAAGCAACCGCCTTTTCATAAGGGAGATCAATAAAAATAGTAGGAACCTTGGATAATCCAATTTCCTGAGCAGCTTTTAACCTGGCATGTCCAGCTATAACCATATTATCCTGAGAAATGAGAATAGGCGAAGTGAACCCGAATTCTCTCATACTCTTTTTTAGCATGGATAATTGTTTTTCAGAGTGGTTATATGGGTTCTTTTGAAATGGTTTTAATTCGGACGGGGATTTATAAATAATTTCCAAAGGTTGGCTCCTGTTATAATTATAACTCTTTTATATACTAAAATAACTTAAATTAAATTATGTAGTTTATAATATTAAAATGTTGATGTTGGTATTTAAAGAAAATGAAAGCAAGGGAATTATTACTTATTCCCCAGCTTGTTATATGCAAACTCCCGGTAGATCCGGGCTTTCTCGGTTAGTCCCATTTCGTGACATTTGCTTCCAGTGTTGTAGATTATTAGTATTGACATTGTTCTTCCTCCTCTTCTGGTTTCTCATCGTGTTCTTCATGTGCTGCTTCGTCATTAATCAATTCAAAGACTTTAACCCAGTTTATTTTAATCGGTATTCGTCTCCAGAATGCCGACATACACGGAGATTCATATCTCGTCCGGTTTTCCTCTGGAATGTTGTACGCTTCTATGCCAGGATCAGGCAGTTTGTAATCCCAGTCCATGACGGCTTCCTGTTTGTGCAGAAGCGGTTTTGTGGGTGCTTTTTTCTTTATGGAGCTGAATATTGGAGTTTTTGGAGTTGGTTGGATGCTAGGGATGATGTCAGAGAGTAACATTATAGCACATCCCACATCAAAACCGGAATCCCGTCAAGATAATCGAATTCTTCAGGGAAAAGATCATAAATTTTAGAGTCATCTACAAATCCCTTAGACCTCATGAGTATAAGTTCCTCGATAGTCATATACTCAAGATCGTCTTCTATCATATGAGAATCAAGATAATTCCATATTTTATCTGGGTTTTCAAGTTGTCCCATTTCCAGCAATGTAGCGAGCTTGACAAACATTTTAGCCCGTTTCAGTTTTATTTCATCTGGGAGATAATGATATCTTGATTCTGAGACACTCATTAAGCGCATTTAGACACCTCGATATAGCTCCAATTTTTTCTTAAGTTGTTTATTTAAGAACTTTAAGTGAATTTTCCTAAGATAACACGTTTTCCTAATTTCTTAACAAGAATTCATGTAAGTTCTTGTAAGTTCCTACTTACAAGAATTGGAAAATCTGTAAGCGGGTTACTCAAACCTTACTAATCTAACACATGAAATCGTAACACATTCTAAGCTATTCGTATTATTCTATCTATATTATTCAAAGATGTTAAACGACATTTTTAGTCAAGTTTTCATCTTTATTTTTTTAGCTTTTCTTTTTGTGTTACATTTTACCTCAAAACCTTACTTTTTCTCTCCTTCTTAGTCGCTGAGTTGTAAGTAAGTCCTTACACAAACTTACATTCTTGTAAGTTAGAACTTACAACATTTAGTTATATGGCTTTTCGATATATTCAATAAAGTTTCTTTTTTTCTCGTTCTTTCCGAGTCTCACTTCATTAGGAAATTGTTCAACTGCCTTTTTCATTACGTCTTTTGCAGTTTGCCTTATTCCTTTCTCATTTGCCCTGTGATCCTCGGCAATTTCGTGAAGTAGAAACTTTTGAACTTCTGTTCCCAACATGAACTTTTTTCCGTTCCGGTAGGGCACAGAGGAGAGCTTATCTTTAAGGAGTCGTGCCCGTACCTCAGTTTCGTTTGCAGCGAGGATGACAGTTTCTTTAAGGACAGGTAATGAAACATCATTGATCCTATCAGCAATAAGAGAAAGTTGAGCGTTAAGAGGCTGTACTACGATTTTTTTATTCTCCGGGTACATCTCCCTTTCAACCGAGCTCATTTCTTCCCATTCCCAATCAGATCCGACGCAATGAGTATCAACGTCAAGCCCGGTAAACGCTTCGAGAAGCCCGACCCGTTTAAGTAGTCTTGTTTCCCTAAGCATCGAGAAAAAAACATCTGATATTATACTTCGCCCCGCATCCGAAAGCAAGTATTTACCTATTTGGCTCTCGATTACCGGCTTTAGTTCTGGATCATTCCACAAGTCTAAAAACTTCCTTTCTTTTGATGACCCCATGAGTAAAAGCCCCTGTTTAGAGGTCATCAAATCCCCTCTCATGTACCCATTTTTCCATCTCTTCACTCAGATTTTCAAGAACGCGCTCCTGTTCTTTAATCGTGGATAATGGAACAACTTTCTCAAGGAGAAACAGATTCAACAAAGATAAAATTACAGGGTCTTTTATACATTCAATGAATTGTTTTTGACAATCCGTGAGAGGCGCATCTTTCAGATATTCCTCTATATACCCCGGCTTGACAATCTTAAAATTACTGGGGTTATCTTCAGGGAATGGGTCTAAGTAGGGCATAATTAAACCCTCCCTTCATTTCTTTGAAAAATAGTAGTAACTATGTTGGCTCCTGTTATTTTCATAATCGTACCTCTCTTTTATGAGAATTCTTTTATTTATTATTATGCTTCTAATTTCTTAGGGAAATCATTCGGGAAAGTGTTTTGAAACGCTAAAACGACAGCAGAATATTTATTCATGCCCCGCTTCTGAGCTATCTTTTCAATAAGCTCAAAGTCCTCTTCTTTCACGTTGATGCTTTTCCATCCTTTAGGTGGCATACTACACTCCTATATTTTGTATTATTACATAATTGTACGAAGTTGTATATAAACCTTCTCACTTATCTAAAAAATTAAATAAAAATGTTGATATTTTTCTAATTACTTATTATTTTATGCGGTATCACTTCCTCCCTCTGATAATATTAAGCCGAGTTTTCTTAATGTATCAAACTTGAAAGTTACGAAACTCTGATTTGATCGCGGGTTAATACCTCTTTTATCTATTTTTAATACACCGCTTGCTATATTGACCAATAACGCAGATGAGCTAAACACTACAAATTGATCTATCTTATCTTTCTCATCGTCATAGTACCCATAAACGAAAAGCCCGCCCGAAAGTTTGTATAATTCAGAAGGCAGTCCTGAATTATGGTTATATTCGGTTATTGTAATGTCTTGATATTTTTTAAACTTCGTTTTTCTAAATCTTTCCTGCACTGTATAAGATAGCGGGAAAGGAAAGGTTTTCAATGATACGTTAATTACTCGGTCTATGGCGAGTTCCCCGTCTAAAATCTTACTTCTTTGGTCATCAGGATTTCCAGATAGTGTTACTGTTTCGTAAGTGATATTCTCAGAAGAAGTGTTAAAAACAAGTGGATAAATTTGTGTTTGTGCTGCAATATGAGCTTTATCTGAAAAGGCAGCATTAGAAGAACTAAAATTAGTCCTCATAAACGCTCACCTTTTCACCTGTCATTTGCTCCCACCTGCTTATAATAGCCTCGCAGTATTCGGGGTTAATTTCAGCACCTATACAGCACCTATCCATCTTTTCAGCGATTAATAAAGAAGTCCCTGAACCTAAAAACGGATCAATGATATAATCTGACGTTTTACTGAATCGTTCAAATAACCACGCAATGAGAGAAGCGGGTTTTCTCCCTTTATGCGTCGTTTCTTTAGTTTCAGAATTTGATATTGTAACTTTTAGAAAATCCTGGCTGTTACGATAAAGACTCTCTTTACTAAAAAGGGCGATGTATATCCAATTCCCAAAACCCAAAGCTCCCCTAGTCATTCCGTTATCAATCCAACACGCAACCGACCACGAATAAGGCATCGAGGTACTATTCATAAAATCATATATCGAAACTATACCAGGGGTAACTGCAACTATGGGAGCATAATCTATAAGCCAGTCCTGACTCCATGTAAAATTAGAATCCCATTCGGCAACGTCGGCATTATAAGGAGGATCAGCAAACGCAAAAGAAGCTGGATGTTCTTTAAGTCTATTCAAAAAAGATTCATCATTATTAGAACCGCAATATAAAAGATGATTCCCTAATTTATACCATTTTCCATATTCACATTTAATAACTTCTTTTTTCGGTTCAATTTCTTCAACAGTTTTTAACTCTTCTAGTTCTTCTTTTTTTACTTCTTTTACTGCATCCTTTACCGTCTTGACTTCTTTTTTTTCTATTTTTTCAAATACTCTCTTTTGAATTTCAGGCTCAAGCTTAGACACATCTTGAATATCCTTACGGGTTGCACTTATTTGACCAGATAGAATTTTTTGAGGGTTTATTCCTGTATTTTCCGCGACTTTATCAACTGCATCAGCGAACTTTTCGGCGTTCCTTACGGTTTTAGGACTAACTTTTGATTGTTCAGCTATTTTAGTTTCGGTTTTGTCTAAATTTCGCCTAGATTCGTGGTAACTGTTGCCACCGTTCTTGTCTAAATTTGGTAAAGATTGTTTTATTGCAGCGATAGTGTCTGATGGTGTTAATTGTTTAAGTCTCTCAAATCCGACTGCGACTTT